GTGTGGATACAGCGGAGGATAAACTACTTAAACTCAATGTTGCAATGATCGACGATGTAGCCAAGCTCATACACGATTTTGTCAAAGAGTATAAGACTATTCCAGAAGCAGATAGACCTAAGGTCTTGTTCGTGCTAGACTCACTGGGTATGATGTTAACGCCAACGGACGTCAATCAATTTGAAGCTGGTGACTTGAAAGGGGATATGGGACGTAAGCCAAAAGCCCTAACTGCGTTGGTGCGTAACTGCGTAAACATGTTTGGCGATTTAAACATTGGCTTAGTGGCCACAAACCACACCTACGCAAGTCAAGATATGTTTGATCCGGACGATAAAATCTCCGGCGGACAAGGCTTTATCTACGCCAGCAGTATTGTTGTTGCTATGCGTAAACTCAAACTCAAAGAGGATGAGGACGGCAACAAGATTTCGGAAGTCAAAGGTATTCGTGCTGCCTGCAAGATCATGAAAACACGCTATGCCAAGCCGTTCGAAAGTGTACAGGTTAAGATTCCCTATGAAACTGGAATGAATCCATATTCTGGACTAGTGGACTTGTTTGAAGCTAGAGGACTGCTTAAAAAAGAAGGCAACAGTCTTGTCTACACAACCAGCGAGGGAGAAGTTATCAAGAAATTCCGCAAAGGTTGGGAACGCAACGATGATGGCTGTTTGGACACCTTAATGAAAGACTTTTCTGACAATCCACATGTTGCTAACATAAGTAGTCAAGTAGAAGTCGAAGAGGAAGTTTCCTAAATGAGCGTTGAGATTGACACCCTAATAGAGGCTTACACAGTACTCAAAGAATACATACCTGCCAAAGAGCGTCAAGGCGCAGCCGACACGCTGATGAGCATTATGATTGATATTCTTGGGGATGTGGATATTAAAGAACTAGCTGGCACAGACAACTACCTAAAACGTAGTTATCAAGAATATGCAGATCCAGAGTCAGACGGTGACGAGGATGAGGACGATTACAACTACGAAGACTAATCAATGTGGTATAATCGTGTAGTAACTGATATCAGTGAGCTACCCAACTTTATTAACTATTATTACGCTGAACTTGAGAGTGCCAAACGAGAAGTAAAGATCTTTGGCAAGCTTGAGTCTGCGTTAAGCCAATTGCCGGGTGTTACCGAGCACCGCTTTAATCAACTACAAGAGATTGAAGCGGTTCTCGAACATCTTAATATTCAACTGCGTAAAATAAGACGTAAGCATTTTCAAAACTATTTGGAAAAATATAGTCGTGCCCTAACCAGTCGAGATGCCGAAAAGTATGTAGATGGAGAGGACGAAGTAATTGATTACGAAACTTTGGTTAACGAAGTTGCCCTGTTGCGTAATCGCTGGTTAGGAATCATGAAAGGCCTAGAAGCCAAACAATGGCAGCTAGGCCACATTGTTCGACTTCGTACAGCCGGTATGGAGGATGTAACACTATGACAGACGTAAAAGTTTTTGGGCAGGATTTGCTAAGAGAATGGTACTTGTACAAGGGTGCCAGGCCCAAGGAGCATGTGTTAGATATTCAGCATGACAAGGACGACCTAGAACGTTGGGCCAAACAACTACAGACTAACCTCCTTTGGGAAGGCGATCTAAACACTATAGCAGAATGTTGCCATCAATTTGAGACTAGATTGGAACGATTCAAGGACAAAATAGTCATTGAGCTGTTAACTGGCGGCGCGGCTTAAACGCACGTTTAGCTATATAATCAAGTATAGCCACGTTTCTATCTACAGCTTCCTCAATGTAAGTGCCCGGATCGGCCGGATCCAAATGTATGTCTGCTAGTGTCTCGCCGTGTTCGCTAGTCATGTGTATTCCATACTTGTCGCACAAATGCTTGATTACTGAGTTGTGACTTAGACAAACCATCATACCTTCTAGTCTACGATGCGTCCTGCACCACTGGATGCAACGCTTCATCAACTTGCTACCCATGCCTTGCCCTTGGTACTCTTTAAGTACACTAAAGGCTAGTTCCATCTTTTCGCCCAAGGCGATATGTCCCACAGCAACCAGCTCTAGGTCTGCATTTTCAATGCCAAAAAGTATGTGACTTTCGTGATCCAGTTCAATTTGATCACAGAGTAAGTCAATACTTTCGTCATGAATAGGTATACCAAATCTTAGGTATCTGCTATCGGTGTCTAGCTGTTTTAAATGTTTGCGGTACTTGCTGTATTCGTGATCCAGCAGTCTACGTACGGTGTGCATTATTGAGCTATAACTAGATAGGTAATCATGGCAACTATCAATGCCGCGGCTATTTTTTCACCGGTGGCCATATTAATACCAACGATATTGATTCTTAAGAATCATTTTTTGGCGGTACTCACCCCAAGCAACCAATAGGTCCCAAACAGCTTTCATAATTTTTTTCATATGAAGCTCCTGTCACGCATGTTTTGGTCGTAATAACGAGTCCACATTTCAACTTCGGCAGTTGATTTTGGCTCTTTGCTGGCTACGAAAGTTTCAACGCTGTCTTGGTAAGTGCGTTCTTTAAACAGACTTTTGATCCATCCTAGAAGTACTAATGTCATAATATTTCCTTTATTAGTAGAAACCATATTAGTGTTTCTACTTAGATATTTATGTTGCACTGCCACATTTTATCTATAAACACAAGTACAATAAATAAATTATCATGACCAAACACATTACCGAAGCCGAACCTGATCTTAAGAAAACTGTGGTTAGCCTAATCAAGTCCACAGACAACGAAACATTGCTAAAAAGAGTGTTACACATACTTAAAGCAGGTAATATCGACGAGCGTGTTGTGGATTCATTTAAAGCTGATGCTGAAGGCAGCAAATTTGCGGAAAAAATAGCACAAATCGTTGTGTCTATGGACTTTCCCATTGAAGATAAGAATGCGTTTTTGGAGCGTTATTCTAAGGGTATAATCGACACTAGAAAACTACTAGACGGAAGACCTCATAACTTCCTAGAGCTAGTAGGCGGACAGCCCTTTGCAAAAGAGCTGTTTAAGATACTGGCAACTAACATGGTCAGCCAGGGAGTAGGCCCTGGAGAAGTAGCTCTTGCTGTACTAAGCCCCCAGATTAAATGGGTAGGACAATCAGGTGGCGGCGGCGACGTGATTGTCGGTAAGACTGCTGTTGAAGTTAAAACCAGCGTGGCCAAAGGCGGTCGTTGGATTAACCCACGTAAAGCTAAAATGGACCTAGCTGGAGTTATTGCTACCATTGAGGCAGCAACACAGATTGCCACGTGGCCGGCACGTATTAATCCTACTACTTGGGTTAATCAAGTTATTCCGGCAATAATGAGAGTTAATCCAAAGCAACTAAGAACGGTCTGCTCCAAGGTTGGTTCTAAGATATTCACCAACGTTAACACCACGGCCTACACAAACGCATTGGCCAGTGGAGATGTTGCCGCAATACAAGACGAGCATCTAAGAACAGGATTTGAAAACTACAAAGTTGTTTCTGGTTTTGATGGTATGTTGATCATGGATGTCGGCACAGAAACTGCCCAGTACTTTAAAGACTACGATTCGATGAAGGGCAAGGTCAAAGCCGAAACCATGTATATCTATGCGCCCGAAGGCGAGATTATGCCACAGGTAACGTTAATGCCAGTCAGCGGCATCAGCGCACAGAAACCAAAAGCAGTAAAAGCTCCTAGCGCACCGGCAGCTCCTGTGCCCGAACCAAAAGCACCTGGCACTAGCATGTCGGCCGATCGAGTAGGTCGCCCGGGCAAATTAAAGTTCCAAGAGCCCACAGCCGAACCCATAATGCGTGCCAAAAGAACTTGACACGCTGGCATAAAGACTATATAATACACGTATTGCGCTTGTAGCTCAGTTGGTTAGAGCAGTGGACTCATAATCCATTGGTCGCGGGTTCAAGTCCCTCCGAGCGCACCAAAATAAAGAAACATGCGACTGTGGTGAAATAGGTAGACACAAGAGACTTAAAATCTCTCGCTGAACAGGCGTGCCGGTTCGATTCCGGCCAGTCGCACCAAATATATGGATCATAACGAAGCAAATCGTCGAGCACATGAGTTAATGGAACCTATCAATCAGGCATTGATGATGTGTGATGACCGAAATGATTTGTTGATCCTGTGTTTTGCTATGATGAATCGTAGCAAGGAAGTCCTAGACAAAGAACTAGGACAACTCAGAAGAAAAAATTTATTCAGCGAATTCTCTGAGTAAATACAAAAACGCTGCCTTAGCTCATTCGGTAGAGCAACTGCCTTGTAAGCAGTAGGTGCCCAGTTCGAATCCGGGAGGCAGCACCACTTTTATTATGGACTTTGATAGAGACGCTTTTGCACATGGCCCCGTTGAAAGTAAAATCTGGCTCTGTCATACATTCCGCAATTTAAATTCCCCCTACTTTGAAAACGTCTTTGTGTTAGGCTCGTGGTCTGGCACAATGCCTTTTCTTTTGTATGCCACACAGGCGGCAGAGTTTGGTCGCATACATTTAATTGACCTTGATGCTGAGTATAACAATCAGGCTCGTGTTATCTGCAATGCTCTGGACTGCGAAGGTCTATTAAACATAGCAGAACAAGATGCTAACACACTGGACTATCCTGAAGGCAGCGTCCTAGTCATTAACACCAGTACAGACAACATCTCAGGTACCGAATGGTTTAAACGTATACCTGCCGGCGCTTGGGTAGCCCTACAAGGGCGCACTGGTGGACATAGGGACTGCGTTCAACCTTACTATTCAGACATCGGCTTTAACCTAGCGCACCCCATGCATGAAACCAAGTATCTAGGTGAAAAGAAGTTTGTTTATCCAGATCATGAGTACACAAGATTTATGAAGATTGGTATTAAGTAATGGATTTTGTACATAACAACTATATCAAGCCCACAGGCTCTGGTGCCACGTTCAGTATAGATATTGGCCCTAATACTTCTACAGACTCAGTTAACTACTTTGAAGCCAGTCAAGAGGCTGCGGAAATGATCGCCAGCAATAGACAGGGCACACTACATTTAATGTACAGCGGTGGAGTAGACAGCGAATACACTCTTACTCTGTTTAGATACCTGGGTATACCTATTACTCCTGTCATTGTTAAACTACTACCCGACTACAACGCACACGATCTAGCCTATGCGATCAAGTACTGCCAACAGCACAACATTGAACCCAAGATTCTTGACATAGACTTTGACCAATTTGTCAACAGCGGGGAGATGTATAGGACCGCTGTAGCAATGTCCAGCAGTAAGTTTCATTATGCGGCCACTGCTCATGCCATTGGCAAACTAGATGGCACCGTATTGTGTGGAGACGGGGAACCTTACATTAGACTAGACCCAGCGACCCAACGTTGGAATCTAATGGTGCATGAGTATGAATATGCTTTGACTAACTACTACCGGCTGCACAATATCGCAGGTACTCCGCATTTTAATAGATATACCAAGGCCATGTTCTACGAGTTTCTCAAAGATCCTAGGATCCTAGATCTGGCACACAACCAAGTACCGGGAAAGACCAGCAGTTTTAGCAGTAAATGGATTGTGTATAATAGAAACAGCAACTTCGGTTTAGAAGAACGCACCAAGTATCACGGATATGAACGTGTAGAAAAGAGTCCCATATTCAACAACGAAAGTTTTGAACTAATAGAAAACATAGTAGGACCGCAGTGGGATGGTGTGTGGAGCATGGATTACTTTAGCTTTTTAAAAGAATGCGTACAATAACCTGGGCACCGGGCTCCAATCCCGAACTAGATCAACTATTTGATCAACTGCGCGAGCGTCAATACCAAGACCGTGAACACAGACTATGGAAAAACTATTCTCCAGAGAACTTTAGTTTCTCTGTGGCCTTAACTATTCACTTTGGGGACAACGATGAACCTGAGATGTGTTCTACCATTGCTATTAGAGATTGTTGGCCCAGCGAGACTTATAGAATCTTAAACAGGTTGTGGAAGGTACATGACGTTAGAAAAACAGGTGCGCCCGGCGCAATGAGCGCCAGCTTTGGGTTTTCTGCTCGGAGCCAAGTTGAATGGTTAAATACAAACACTAAACATCGCTTGTATTTTATCAGTAGAGAAACTGACAACTGGGAACGTTGGGTAGCAAGACAATTTCGCAAAGGGTACGACTTAGAATTTAGTACCAGCGACTACAAATATTTGACTTGCCCCAATGAATGTGATTCTAGTTGCTGGCAAAACATAATCTACAACGGCGATCCAGGAGTACTCGAAGAATGGAAACGTCGTCCCTTGGGGCAATCTTAAAAAACACACTCAAACAGCCAAACCTGTGGGGCAGTATTGTGCCCATGCAATTATTTGGTCTATGGGCACTATCAACTATTATCACGGGGTCAGCACCTGCCTGGTGGT